GGACAGACTCAAGGAGGAAACATAGCGGTCACCGTAGCGGGCAAAGCGCCGCAAACGCTTGATATTAAAGGGCTCTTCTACCCCTGCTAAGGGAGTAGGGTGTGTAAAAAGCGCCGCGGAGGTTCAAATCCTCTCTTCCGCGCCAAATAAGGAAAAAGCCTGCAACAGCAGGCTTTTTCCTTTCTTTTTTGCTTTTTGCAAGTGTGACATTTTGTGGTGCTTTGCGGCGATTAAAAAGAACTCATAGGGGGCATTATAGCGGGCACAGATATTTTGACCGTAGCGGGCAAATAGCGGTCAGTCCTTGCCCTTGACGATGCCGCAGTAGTAGGCGGACATCTTGGGCTTCGGGCCGGGGCCGTCCTCGTCAAGAAGGAAGGCGCGGGCGAGCTCCGCGAAGAACTCCGGCGTGGCGACGCCGAAGTGGGAGGCGACGCCGTAATAGTCGGAGTACATCATGTTTACGGCGATCCACCAGCACCAGGGCGAGACCTCGTCGCGGCTCACGCCGAGGCTCTCGGCGAGCGAGGTGGTCTGCTCCATGCTCCAGTGCGCGCCGGTGCTGCCGTCTGTGTTGCGCATGTGCTGCGCCCACTGCTCGGCCTGCTCGCGGGTAAACTCGCCGCAGGTTCCCGCCTCCGCCGCCTTGAGCATGGTCAGGCACTCCCACATCGCCATAATGCCCTGCGCGGAATTGGGCGAGGGCGGCGTCTGCGTCATGTAGGACTGGATGCTGCGCTCGAGCTTGGGGATATAAGCCTTGAGCTGCTCATGCAGATTTTCCATCGTCTGCCTCCTCTCCGGCCGCGGACGCCTGCACGGCGTCCTTGACCTTTTTAAGCGCTGCGTCGCCGATCTGGTTGCCGATGCTGCGGCCCGTGGGGGTGGATACCATCGCGCCGAGCAGCATACCGATCAAGAGCTGCATCATAGCGCACCTCTCAGATCCGCTGGACGCGCAGCGCCACATTTTCGACCGACGCAGCGGCGCCGGTGAGCACCAGCGTCAGAGCGGAGCCCGCAGCGCAGCAGACCTGCCGCACGAGAGCCGTGATGTTGAGGTCAAGCGCATCGTCCGCAGCAGCGGCGGTCGCCGAGGCGGTCGCGCCGGGGACAGCCACGCCGTCCTTAAAGAGCGTGACGGTGACGGTGCCGACTGCGGCGGGCGCGACGGTGAGCGAGGCGTCGACGTCGTAGTAGCCCGCGCCGGTGATGTTGACGGCGTTGCCGTTGAGGCTAAGATCGCAGCCGTAGCGGCGGATGAGGCTGCCGAGCGGGATGACGCCGCCGACCGCGACCGCGGAGGGCGTCTGCATGGCAGCATAGAGAGCGGATTTACAGGACATTTTGGTGTCTCCTTTCAAAATAAGATAGGCGGGGCATTTGCCCCGCCTGCTTCCCGGCCTGCAGGGCCTACCATTTTCGCGATGCCGCGAAAATGGTTAGAGGTTGGTGCTGCCGTTGCAGCCGCAGGACGCGGGGATGATCTGCCCCGCGCCGGTGGCGGCCACGCCGTAGAGGTTCGGCTTCGTCAGCATACGGCACTCGATCGCGTCGAGGCGGCGATTAAAGCCGCAGCAGCAATCGGAGATCTTTGCGGCCAGAGCGTCGGTCTGCTCCTTGGTAAAGATGCCGTTCTTGAGGTTCTGGTTCTCCATCTTGAGGTCAAAGATGGTCTCCTGCAGGTGCTGCTCGTAGATGCGGCTCGCCTGCGAGGTGATGGCCTCCGTGCTTGCGTTGATGGCCGCGCGGGTGCTGTTGCTCTGCTGCTCAATGAGATACTGCGTGCGCGCCGCGTCGACGATCTCCTGCTTCTCGACCTGGCAGTTGCTCACGCGGTTGCAGCCGCCCTCCGGCGCGGGATAGGGGTTTCCGCTGCGATTCCAGCCCCAGCCGCCGCCGAGGTTGCCGCCGAAGATGGCGACGACCACGATGATGACAAACAGGACTGCGATCCAGCTCATACCGGTGCTGCGCTCTTCCATGTGTTCGTGCTCCTTTCACAAAATATTTATTCCTACGGCTGCTTGAGCCGGGGGAATTTTGTGGACTGCCCCGCTTTGCCCTTTTGAGGGGCCTGTGAGGCGTTTTGCGCGCCGCCGAGTATTTTATTGGCATCAGATCGCAAAGCCTCCGGTGTCGTGCCGAGGAGGCCGCACAGGGCCTTTGCCTGCATCGTGCGCCCGTAGCGCGCATAGAGGCTGTTGGCGATGTTGGGGTCGATGCCGAGCCGGCGCGCGGTGCTCTGCACGCCCTCGAGCGTGTCAGCCGTCCCGCTGATCGCCTGCTCCGCTCTCGCCGCCGCGCCTTGCAGGTCGGCGCTGGGGAACATTCTCGCCGCTGCCGCTAAGAGTTGCTTGAGGTCCATTTTCCTTCAGCTCCTTTACCTGGGCCGAGAGGCCCTTGATGATCTCCGCCATGTCGCTCATGGCCGACTGCATCTCGCCCATTAGCTCCTCCTGCGTCTTGGGCGGAGTGATGACGCCCAGCTCGACGAGCTTGTCGTAGTACTCCTGCGTGGTGGATTCCAGCTCGGCATAGGCCGAGGCGGTCTTGCCGATGAGCTGCTGACGGTTGCCGAAATAGTCCACCTGATAGATCTCGCTGCCGTCGATGGCGACCATCACGCAGCCGCTGCCGGAATAGCCGGCGATCGCAAATTGCTCCATGCGCTGCACCTCCTTTTGTTCTGCCTCTATCGTACCGCGGTTTCCGCCTTGCAAACTGCCCGCAAACTGCCCGCGTTCTGCCCTGCCCATAAAAAAGAGAGCGCCGACGATTAGCCGGTGCTCTCGTTTTGTCCGTCTGCGATTTTTCGGTAGGCGCGGCGGCGCAGCTTGGCGAGGCCGTCCACGCTGAGGTGGAGCAGCTCCGCCGCCTGCACGCAGGACCGCCCGCGCACGTCGCACTCGATGAGGCTCGCGGCCTCGTCGGGCGGCAGGTCGAAGGAACGAATGTAGGAAATGGCCCTGCGCGGAGCCATCGCGGAAAGTTGAGCGCGGATCTCTCTGTGCTGTGTGTCCATAGAGGCACCACGGCTTGCAGGCGCCCACGCGAGGGGAAGTGTTGCAGACTTCCCACCGGTTTTCCTTTCCGTGCCCGAATCGGGCACAAATCATTTTAGGGCCTTGAGAATGTACGCGGCGATGTACTCTCCCCACGCCTTCTGCGTCGCGGGGCCGAAGGAGTTATCCACATCCAGCTCATAGCCGCAAGCGTTAAGAAGCTCTTGCAGCTTGCCGACCGCCGCGCCCTTGTCGCCGCGCGTGAGCACGGTCTTGTCCGCGGGGTATTTCGGCACGCCGAAGCCACGAATATACCGCCCGTTGATTTCCAACGTCCGATAGCCGCACTCGTGAGCTTTACCCTTGTTGCCCTCGAACACCGTGAAGCTCTGATCGTCACAGGCGGTCACGATGCCCGTGTGGTTGGGCGCGCCGGTGCAGTCCGTGAGGGCGTAGTCCTTGCGGTCGTTCCAGTAGTAAAACACCTGCTCGCCGATTTGGGGGACGTGCGCATCGTCCTCAATCCATTGGCCGCGCGCTTGATACCAGCGCATTTGCTCCCCGCAGGAGCACTCGACGGGAATGACCTCCGTCAGGCCGCAGAGGATCGCCGCCGCGGACACCATCGCCGAGCAGTAGTCGTCGGTGTAGGTCAGCTTGTGACCGCGCGGGTGCGGGAGATAGCTGTTGTAGGCGTCCACGATCTGCTTATGTACCGCATCGCCGCGCACCGCGCCCTCCCACGCGGTTAAGGTCTCAAGAAACCTCTTCATTTTTCTTTTTTTCGGTCTGCGTGCCGAAGTAAAAGGCGATGATGGTCGTGAAGATCGTCAGAAACTCCGTCCCGCTGATGCTGCCGCGCAGGGCAAGCACCGAGAAGACCGCCGTGAGCACGACGGTTACAATGCTCTTGACCGTGAGCAGATTGGCAAGTCGATTTTGCATTTTTGAGCCTCCTTTACAAAAACCGCACGGCATAGAACTGCCGCTGGTTGGTGTTGATCTTGTTGCACGCGCCGTTGATGGCGGCGACGTGCCCGCCGTCTAACATGACGGCGTAATCCAGCTTGAGCTTGTCCCGGCAAAAGGCGTTGACCTGCTGCGCGGTCATAGCCTTGCAGTAGACGCCGTAGAGCATCCCGCCCTTGTAGCCGAGGACGGTGTGGTTGGTCTTGCGCAGCACGTCGGAGTATGCGCCCGTAAAGCCCTCCGCCGCGGGGTCATAGCGGTCGAGCAGGCCAAGCCCTCCGACCGACCAAACGATGTCTCCCAGCGCCGCCGCCGAGGAGACGCGGGCAATGCGCACCGCGCCGTCCGTGGTCTTGTAGAGCACGCTCTCAGGGCGGGGATAGTGACAGCTCCAGTCGCGCACGACCTTGCCGCCGCGCACCAGGATGCTGCACGGCGCGCCCTGCCAAGAAAAGCTCCCCGAGATCGCGTTTTTCGGCAGCGGACCGCTCATATTGACGGGCTCGATGTCCCGCGCGAGGATGCAGGGCTGTCCATACAGCTCGACGTTGAGCGGGAAGCAGTCCGCGCCGAGCTTTGCGGCGATGTCGCTCAAAGTCTGGTTTCCGATCCAGCCGTTGTCCAGCGCCCCGACGGAGCGCTGGATGGCCTTTATCATGCGGATTTCCTCTGAGGTCGAACCCTTGACGTCTCTCACGAGATCACCTCCCACTCGTCGATCTCGCTTTTGATACGGTCGATAAAGCTGTTTCCACCGAGGGCCTTGTACCCCCGATAGAGATAGAGAAAATCCTCCAGCTCGTACTGCCGAATGGTGCGGCCCTCCCTGTGGCGGTAGTAGGTGTGCAGCATATCGTGCCGGAGCTGGCATTTGAGCGCGTCGGTCAGTTTGTCCAGCCCGAGCAGCTTGCTCCGGATGGGCTTAATGAGCATCGCCAGCGCGGCCAGAATGACCGTGATCTCCGAGCACAGCGCCGCTAATTTCGATAAACTTTCCATAGGCGTTGCCTCTCTTTCCGGCGGCGCGAAAAAAGCCGCCTTGTCGTGCTTGACAAAGCGGCTTTAGGTGTGCTATATTTAGGCCAGTAAGAACGGCTGCCATTGCTGGTGGCGGTCGTCCCTCAGTGAGTTTATAGCTCGAAGGAAACGCCGCTTACCGCTATGGTGGGCGGTTATTTCTTATGTCTTGTGACCGTGAAGATCAGAGACGCAAGACCGATGAGCACAAGCGAATATGTGAACATATCAGCGTATGTAACCATCGCGCACCTCCTTTGCAGGAAGTGGACAACCTTGCCGTTCTTACCGGCAGGCGAATTATAGCACAGTCTGCCGCGCTTTGTCAATTTGCCGCCCCGGAGGGCGGCTTTTTTACTTGTTCAGCTCCATGAGCTTTTCCGCGATGTCCTCGGGGATGTGGCACTTCTCCGTCTTGACGCAGTAGCCGTCTGCGTCGTAGGTGAGCTTGTAGCAGGGGGCGACATATACCTCCGTGCCGGCGCGGGAAAGGTCGCGCGCCATGACGGGCTGCACGATGCTGTTCTTGACGCCCGAGTTTTCGCTCAGGCCCGCGGGGGTGTCCGTGACCTTGATAAGCTTGCCGTCGGATGCGATACGAGTTGCGATAGCCATAGTTTTGTTCTCCTTTTCTTTGTTCAAAATTTATTTATCATCAGCGTATTTCTCGCCGGTGATCTCCTCATAGTCCTGCGCGCTGAGGATGCCCTTTTCCACGGCGTTGCGCACCATGCCGGCGGTCCAAAGACCTTGCGCGAACCACTTTGCGATTTTCTCTTTCATCTCAGCCCTCCATCAGCGTGTCGGTCATCATGGCGGTGTAGGTGGTCTGCGCTTCGATGCGGTCAAGCTGGGTCGGGGCAGGCTCGGGCTTGCCGTCGTCCTCGATAATGTACTCGCCGTTGTAGGCTTCGGCCTTGGCAATTTTCTCATTGGCCTCGCTCCAGCCAAGGGACGCTTCAGAGAACACCTGCTCAATATTCGGCTGTTCTTCCGTGCCGTGGTTGACCTCGGTGCAGAGCTGATATTTGATAATTTTCATGGCGTTTCCTCCTTAGTCCGTGGTTTTGGTGTACTTCATGGCAACATAAGCGCTGTAATTAGACAAATCAGCAGATGTCCAAATTGCGACATTTGTGTTATCCGCGTTAATGACGGTGACCTGCGCGCCAAACGCTCCTACACCAATAGCTTGATCTTGGGCCGACCCATACACTGATATAACGCTGGACACATTGGGGATATTGTGTTTAACGACTTTCTGTGTAGCGTTTGGCAGTGCCCCGAAATTGACCAGTTTGGCATACACCGGTTTGTCGAGATACCGCTCCGTGGTGCGGTATTCAACGCCGAGCTGCATGGGTGGATTGAGGTACTCCCAGGGTTGCCATTCGCCGACAACTCTACGCCGAATTGCAATCGTCGAGACTCTTTCGACGAAACATATTTGTACGACTGTGCTACTGCTTGATCGAGAAGAGACTAATAATGCTCCATAACCGCCATCCGGAAGAGACGGTGCATTAGCAATAGATCCATCGCCGCCAAAATAATACCACCCACATTTTACAGCAGTATTTAATCCACCTTCTACCGATGACTCAAGAGCTACTCCTCGAAAATCTCCCAGCCCAAACCCACCGGGGGAAGCGTTGATATTTCCCCGTGCCTGCGTCTTCTGCTCGTCGGTGAGGGTCTGCGCTGCGTCGTAGCGGACAGCGCCTGTGGCGGAGCCCGCCTTGTCGAGCAGCTCCTCGATCTCCTCGCCGGAGCGTTGTAAAACGTAATAATCGTCAGGCATAATGATACCTCCTTAAACAATGAGCCTGCGCCCGAGGCGGTCGAGCAGCGGCTTTTGGGTGTTGTCGCGCAGCCAGCCCGCACTGAACGGCTTGAGCTTGCGGTAGTAGATGATGATGCAGCCGTCGCCGCCGGGACTGCCCGTGGAGCCGGAGCCGCCGGCGCCACCGGCTAAATCAAGCCACGTTCCGGAGGGCGTACCGTCGTACATATAGGCCCCGTGCCTCAGATACAGCCCCGATGCGCCGCCTCCGCCTCCTCCGCCATTTCCTCCGTAACCTCCGCAGCCGTAGTTCACGGCACCGGATGGCGGCTCGGCATTCGCGCCCGCTCCGGCTCGAACGCCTGATGTGAGCGGCTGCACCGCGTCCTGACCGTTATTCCCTACCGCCGCGCCGCCGCCGCCCGTTCCGCCAGCGACAAGCAGATATCCGTTTTTATAGACGGTTTCACTTTCTTCAAAACGCTTATAATTGCCCTCGGAGCCGGCGCCGCCGGTATTGGGTGGGACGCCTGTTCCGTTTTCGCCGGGATTAAAATTTGAGCCGTTTGCAGAGCCTCCGCCTCCTCCATCGCCGCCGGCGCTGCCGTCATCTCCTTTTTTCCCAAACACGTCGCCGGTAACAGGGTCTGTGAAGCCGGCATCCGAGCGTGAACCATTTTGAGCAGAAAGCGTGCCGAAAGTCGTTTCCGTGTCGGCACTGTACGCAAATACCGTGCCGGAGAAAACGTCGAGGTCGGCGGACAGTATGCGCCCACCGAGGCCTCCCTCTCCGCCCGCTCCGCCGGCGCCGCCAGCTCCCGGCTGCCGCGACCATGTGCCGCCGGGTTTGGCTTCGGCGTCCGTTACAATCAGAGACACCGAGCCTCCGCTCGCGCCGCTGCTTCCATCTAAGCCGTCCGCGCCGTGTTCTACCAGCACTACGCGGAGCGAGGTCACGCCCTCCGGGACGGTCCACTCGCCCGAGTTTGTGAGGATGACGCGCTCGTCGTAGTATTCCGTGGTTTCCGGCTGCGGGGGCAGAAAGCCGACGAGCGCCGAGGTGCGGGACTTGAGCAGCCCGGAGATCTTCGTCTCGCGCGAGGCGATGCAGGCGAGCGTCTGCTGCTTGTCCCACTCGTTCCAGAGCGAGACGACGTGCCCGGCGTGCTCGCCCGCGGGGTTGACGTCCACGGTGAGCTGCTCGCGGCAGGCGTAATAGGCTGCCATGCGCTGCGCGACCGCGGAGGAGTTGACGAGCGAGACGAGCGTCGCGTCGGTGATCTCCTCGACGTTCTCCGCCGCGCCCTCGGTCACGGTGCGCGTGACGACGCGCATATTGTGGATGTACTTTTTCCCCGTGAGCTTGCCCGTGCCCGCGGAGAGAACGGCGTAGTTCGCGCCGCTCTCAAGGATGGCGAAGCCTTCGGCCGTGAGCGTGTGCGCCGGCTCGTCGAACTCGATCACGTCGCCCTGCTGGGCCGTGCCCTCGAAGAGCGTGACGTCCTCCGTGCCGGCAATGTACTGGTGCTCGGTGACGGCGACCGCGCTGACGGGGTCGAGGTACTTGACCTGAATGTTTGCGGCGTGGACGCTCCCGGGCCCGATGATGCTCGCCGTGCCGTCCCAGAGCTTCTGCACGCGCAGCGTGCCGTTCTCGTCCGTGTGCAGCCACGCGCCGATGGCAAAGAGCACCTGCGCGAGGTTGTCGCGGGCGGTGGCAATGGGGAGCCACCCATAGAGCTTAATGCCGCGGTAGACGGTCTCGATGAGCACGGGGATGTCGCCGCAGATCTCCGCGACGACCTCGGCGACCGTCTGCCCTGTGTAGATGCCACCGCGGTGCGGCCGGACGATCAGCAGCCCGACCGCGGAAAGCGCAGAGAGCGTGTAGAGCTTCGGCCCCACACGCGTGACGCTCTGCAGGTAGTAGACGCCGACGCGGCTGCCGGAGCGGAAATACTCGACTTTGTCGTTTTTCTTGAAATTCCGGATCGTGCCCGATTCGGACACGACGGTGATGTCGAGCGTGTCCGCCTCGAGCGCGTCCGCGCGCAGCTCCTTGTACTCGCCCAGGATGCCGGGAGACTTTGCGTGCAGGGCGTTGTCCTCGGCAAGGAGCTCGCCCTTGTATTTTACGGTGTTCAGACTCATCATTTGGCCCTCATGGTCACGCGGAAGCCCCTCCACCAGTGCGTGCCGTGATCGTCGAGCAGGACGGACACGGTGTCGACCGTGGGATGCGCGGCGATGGTTTTCTCCGCTTCGGTCCACGGGTCGAAATAGCGGAACTGGACTTCATTTTTGAGGCAGGCCTTGAGCAGCGCGGTCACGCGCTCGGTCGGCGCGTCGTTCGTGGGGGCGACGACGGTGGGCTTGACGGCAAGCAGGTCGCGCAGCTCGTCGCCCGAGCACATGAGGCCGCCGTTTTCGCCCTCGCGGAACTCGTAGCTGACCTCATAGCCGTATTTGTGGAACAGGTCGGTGAAGTCCTGCCCGTCCACGATAAAGGGGTATTTCGCCATCAGGTGCCCTCCTTTCCGGCAAGCGGCTTGCCGCGGCGACGGCTCTCGGCCTGCATGAGCGGGTACTGCTTGCGCGCGAGCGTCTGACCGTCCAGCTCGAGCGTGACGTCAATGGTCACGTTCTCGCGCCGTGCGGCGCTCTGTGCGGTTGTGGGAGACGGGGCGGGGGAAGATGCCACCAGAGCGCCGGACGCGCCTGAGCGCCCCACAGAGCGCCAGAGCGCGGCCTCCTGCGCGTTGAGGACGGCCTCGTCCGCGTGGAGCTCGGCGAGATAGCCGTCGTATGGCACGCGGTCGAGCCCCGCGGCGTGGGAGCCGGAGAGATGCTCGCGCAGCCTCGCCTCGGCGCGGTAGCGGGAGAGCTTCGAGGTGGACGAGCGCTCCACATTTTTCTCGTTTGCTTCCTCGCGTGCCTCGCGGATCTTCGAGATCAGATCACTAATAGCAGTGATCGCAGCCGTTACGCCCTCAACAATATCCGCCGTGAATCCGATGATACCAGCCGCAATGGGTGTCAGCAGCTCGCCCAACCGCGCCATCGCCGCGTTGAGCTCCTCCTGCGAGCGGTTCATTTCCATAATGTCCTGGTTGGCGTCCTTCCACGCCTGCCCGGTCTCGCGCAGGCCCTGGTTGGCGAGCTGCACGAGCACAAGCTGCGCACGCTCGGATGTATCGGCGCAGGCTTCGAGCTGCCGGTTGAACTCGTCCTCATTGACGCCCGCCCAGTTGAGCACGTCCGCAAAGACGCCGGTGACCTTTCCGGCCTGCACGGTCTCGTTTACAGCCTCGCTCAGGCTGTCGATTGGGATGGAGTCGCCGTAGGTCGCCCAAGCGCCGATGACCTCGTCAATAAGGACTTTGAGGTCTTCCTGCGCGAGGCCGAGGGCTTGCAGGTTCGCCGTCGCGGTCGCGGCGGTCTGCGTGTCCCCGAGTACGGCCTGCAGCTCTTGGTAGACCTGTGCAGTCTCCTCGGCTGTGTAGCCGGCAGCCGCGCTGGAGACCTCCAGCGTCCCCATGATCTTGCGGTATTCCTCGGTCGATTCTACGATCTCAAAGATCGCGTCTTTGACCGCCTTTGCGCCTGTGACGATGGCGCCGCCGACCAGCAGGCTCTTGAGGTTGCCGAGCGCTGAAGTTACGCCGCCAAGGTTAAAGCTGCCGTCCTCGTTGCGCAAGCCCTTGAGTGCGCCGCCGATGCCGCCGAGGCCATCGTCGAGATCATCGGTTTTGCCTGCGGCATCCTTGACGGATTTGCCGTAGCCGTCGATGCTCTTCGCGCAACCGTCCGCGCTGTCCTCGGCCTCTTTAAGCAGTTTGTCGTTCTCGCTCAGCTCGTCGTTGAGCTTGGCGAGCGCGGTCTCCGCGCTTAAGAGCTGCCGACGGTAGCTGTCAGTGCGGCTGTCCGCCTCGCCGAAGGCCGCCGTTGCCTCCTCGACCGCACCCTCGAGGGAGACGATTTTGCCGACCTGCTGCTCAATAGACTTCTTGAGCAGGTCGTGCTTGGCGCGCAGCGCCTCGGAGCTGTTCGCCTGCCCCTTGAACTGCGCGTCGACGAGCTTCATCTCCGCGCCGAGGTTGCCCAGCTCACGGTTGACCGCCGCGAGCTGCTTTTTGTATTCCTGCTCGCCATCGATGGCAAGCCGTGTGGTGATCTGGCGTACTGCCACCGCTCACCCCTCCTCTCGTTCGAGTCCGCGCCGGCGCTCCTCAAGCTCCTGCAGGTCCATGACCTGCCCCGGCGTAAGCAGCAGGCCCTCGCGGACGCTCAGACGCAGGAACTGCGTCAGAAGCTGGAGCCAGAGCGCGCGCGTCACGGAGACTCCGTTTTTTTTTGAAGCTCCACAAGCCCGAGGTCAAGGTCGCCCGTCTCTTTCTCCTCGCGCCGGAAGCCGAGGACGATGGCGGCGAGGATGGCGTCCTTCGCCGCGGCGACCTCGCGCGGGGCGAGGTTGACGCGGAAAAACTGCTCGGTGAGGACGGGGCCGTGCGTCTGGCCCTGCCAGCGCCGATAGAGCTCGCCCTGCTCGGAGAGCTTGAATAGGTAATAGCACACCGCTTCAAAGCTCTTCTTGCCGCTGCCCTTAAGGGGGTCGGTGATAAAGCCCTTGGTGCCAAATTTATCGTAAATGTCGAACAGCGCCTGCCCGTTGAGGCAGAGATACAGGTGCTGCCCGCAAAGATCAACTTCGTGTACTTTCATATTTACCTCCGATTTGAGAAAAGGCGCAGCGGGGTGCTGCGCCTTTTCGGATTCCTTAGCCGCCGGACGTGGCCTTGACCTTGCCGTTGACCCACGTCTTCGCGGCGGCCTCGGTCGTGAGCTCGTCGCTTTCGATGCGGTACTCGCCGGTGTTGCAGGCGTCCACCGAGAGCGTCAGCTTGGGGCTGTCGAGCACGATGGTCTTCTGCTTTGTGTTATAGGTGCGCCCGTCGAGGCTCGCCTTGACCTTGGGGTAGAAGATGCCCTTGTAATACTTCGAGCCGTCGGCCTTGATGTTGGTCGTGTAAAAGCCGAGGCAGCCGTAGGGCGCGGTGTCGTTGCTGGAGAAATGGATGTCCTTCGCGCCTTCGGTGCTGTCGATCTGCGCGCCGGTGACGGCCGAGGCGGTCTCGTTGGGCAGCTCCAGCACGCCGACGGCAAGCGAGCCGTCAACGAACTCGCGCAGGTAGATCTTGCGCACATCGTCCGCGCGCGATTCGACCTCGGAAAAGTTGAGCGTTTCGGCTACGCTCATGAGGTCGCCGAGCTTCATCGGCGTGCCGTAGTTGGGCAGTGCGTCCTCCGGCTCGGGGTTTGACGCCGCGAACGGCGCCCACTGGAGATTTTTCGCTCCGTACTGAGGCATAGTTGTGCCCTCCTTTACAGGTTTTTGGATTCGAGGAATCGGTTGTAGACCATAAACTCTGCGGTCGTGGTCTCGTCGGCGCACTTCTCGTTGGCCTTGCGGATAAAGCCGCGCGCCTGGATGCTATCCGTGCCGTACTCGTTGACGTAGGCGATCTCGGCGTTGCGCGTGGTCGTATTGCCGCGCCGGCGCGTGCCGGTAGGCGTCACATAGATGCCGCGCTCGCCGTTTTTCACTTTGACCTTGCCCTTTTTGATGCACTCCGCCGTGATGCCGGTCGAATAGTCGCGCCTCTGTCGGCTGTTGCGGTAGCCGCCAGGCTTGCCGAGCTTGCGCGCCTCGGCGCGCTGTGCCTCGACCACCACGTCAGCCCCGGCGTTGAGCATCGCGTCATGCACGTCGTCGGGTAGCTCCGCGACCTGCCGCATCGAGAGGACAAAGGTGTCCAGCCCGTCAAAACGGATCTCAGCCACTGCGCTCATCTCCCAGCCAGCGCCCAACCGCATCGAACTCAAAGACATAGTGCTGTCCTGTGTGGTCGGTCGCGTTTTCGATCAGTGCGGGGGAAAAGTCCTCCGCGGCTGCGATCGCCGCCCAGAGTGCGCGGCGCGTTGGCACGGTGTTCGTCTTGAGCGGCGCGAAGTAGTGCAGCTGCACGAGCGCGCGCTGCAGCTGCGCGGTGTCGTCGGCAAGCGCCTCGGGCTCGAGCGGGAAATTGAACGTGCAGTATTCCTCCGGCGGCGTCTCGCCCGCCTCCGTGACCAGCAGATCCGGCACGCACACCGGCACGATCGGCGTCACGACCGCGATGATTCGCTCATTCAGCGTCATACCTTGCCCTCCTGCGTGATGCGCTCGCACCAGAACTCCATGTACTTCCCCTCGTCGCCGTAGGTGTTGACGTAGAGGATGTTATAGTCGCGCCCGTCGTAGCGGATCAGGAGCCGCCGGTCAAGCAGCTCCGGGTTCACGCGCGTGAGAAAGCGCATTTTCGCCTCGCCGAACTCCGCATTTGCCCGGATCAGCTCCGTGCCGCTCGTCTGCGAGAACTGCGCCCAGGTCTCGCGCACGAGCTCCGGCTCGCCGGGTACGTCGTAGCCGTCGGCGTCCTTTTTGGTCGTCTTGCGCAAAAACTGGATGCGCTTCGAGAGTTTTCCTGCGTCAACGTGCATCACGCGCCTCCCTCCGCTCCCTCGCCCGTGCCCGAATCGGGCACAGGCTCGGTGAGCTTGAGCTGGTTGATGAGGCGCCGAAAGGCGGGATTGTCGCCGAGCGCCCCATCGACCGCCGTGTCGCGCCGGTCGTAGAGGTCGAGCGCGAGGTACTTGACGCACTGCAGATACTGCGCATAGCGCGGCGAGCCGTCCTGCGGCTCGCGCACGCCCGCGCCGGCGAGGTAGGCCGCTGCCGCGTCCACAAAGCCGGGGAGCTCCGCGTCGTCCGCGTCGACCTTGCAATAGGCGGCGATGTCCGCCAGATGCTCCGTCAGCATTTCTTACGAGCCGCTCTTGGGCAGCGTCGCCACGACAACGCCCTTGTCGACCACAAGGTTGCCGCCGACCATCACGTCGCCGAGGATGGTCAGCAGGCGCTCCTGCGCCTTGTAGCTCTCGTCCACGCGCACGGTGAAGTCGGAGAACAGACCCAGCTCATAGTTGAGCGGGTTGCCGTAGATCATGGTCTGGATCGCGGCGCTCGTGCTCGCGGTCGCGGTGCTTAGGCTGGTGAGGTCCGGGCAGATGGTGTAGGGGATCACCACGCCGCCGTCGCGGATCACGCCGACGTTGGGGTTGGCCATGTCCGGCTCGATGGTGAACAGGCGGCGCTTTTCGTTCGTGCCGCGCAGCTGACCGATGGCCTTGAGGTCTTCCTTGGTGAGCAGCAGGCGGGCGCTGCCGGCGACCTCGGTGTCCGCGCCGTAGGCAAAATAGAGGGTGTCGAGCAGGTTGACGTCCACCGCGCTCACGTCAACGCTGGCGAAGATGTTCGCGCCCGCCTTGTTCTTGGCGATCTTCATGCCGTAGAACACATGGCTGCTCTCACCGTCGCCGTTGACGATCAGCTCGGAGCACTTGCGGCGCATGGCGCGCATCGCCATGCCGTAGATCTTCGCGTAATAGTCCGCGGGGGTCAGGTTGCCAATATTGCGGTCGACAAAGCTCGTCACGCTCATGTCGTAGGGCTTGATCTGCGCCACACCGAAGGTGGGGTCGGTGCTTGCCGTGCGGGCTTTGCCCGCGGTGCTGGCCACCGTGCCGACCTTGGCGTCGAGCTCAGAGATCACATAAGGCTCCTGATACTCGCCCAGGCCGGAGAGGTTGACCACGCTGACCTGGTCGATGATCGCGCTGAGGGGCGCGTCGCCGCCGCGGATGTCGCGGCCTACGCCGGTGGGCTCGGCGAGCGAGGTGGTCGCGAGCGTGATGGCCTTGCGGACCTCCGCCGCGCTGAACTTGACCTCGCCGCCCTTGCGCAGGATCTCCGCGCGCTCGAGAGCCTTGTCCCTGGCCTCGCCCGGAGTATCCTGCTTCTGCATGAACAGGCGGTCCTGCTCGTCGATGAGGGTCTTGACCTCGGTGATCTCGCTGTTGAGGTTCTCGATCTCGGTCATCTTGCTCCGATAGTCCTCGCGCTTGCCCTCCTTAAGCAGGCCCTCGGCCTCCGTGAGCATGCCGGCGCGCTTCGCCAGCAGGTCGTTGTACTTTCTGCGCATTTTTTGCCTCCTTAAAATCTCATTTTTTCAAGCTCCAGTGCGGCCTCGTCCGCCCAGTGCTCGTTGTTATCCGCGCCCTCCGGCGCGTGGGTCTCCTTCATTTCGGCGCCGCCGTAGCGCTTCGCCTTCACCACGCCGGCCTCCGGCTGCGCGGGCACCGCCACGAGGCTCACCTCGTAGGCGTCCGCCGCGCCGTCGAGCTCGAAGTGGCAGAGCTGCCCGTTATACTCGCGGTTCGGCCAGTGCTCGCACAGCGTTTTGCGCTGGTCCGCGCCGCAGATCGAGCAGTTGACATGCTCCACCGCGCAGCCCACGCTGCACTCGCGCAGGATGCCGCCCTCGATGGCGGCGATGGTGTCTGCGGTGCTCGCCGTGCGGATCATGTAGCAGCTGAGCACCAGACGCTTGATGTCGCCCCGCTTTTCCAGATGCGCATCATAGACGCGCGCGGTCTGCGTTTCCGCACTCCAGCGGTGGTCACGCAGCACGGGCTTGCCGATGTAGAGCTTGCCGAGCTGCTCAAGCGTCGCCTCGGTAAAGCGCTCGCCATCGCGGTCGACCTGGTTGTCACAGGCCGTCAGGCGGAAGGTAAACACTTCATCCTCGGTCAGTTCCCGCAGCGTCTGCTCGTTGATCATTGCAAGCTCCAGTGCGCCGGCGGTTTCCTTTTCCAGCCGTGCGGCCTTGTAGATCATTTCCATGTGGTTTACTCCTCTCCGGCGGCCGCGCCGCCGTTTCTCTGCGCACTCAGCTCCGGCCACAGGTCAAGCGGCACATAGTTCAGGCTCGCGCGCCTGCGGTTGCCGCCCGGCACGTTCGGCAGATCCTCCAGCGCCGCGATGTCGTCGGGACTAAATACGCTCAGCTCGCTCATCGTGCGGTACCAGTTCGCGCGGCTCGCCGTGTCGCCCTTGAGCTCTGCCATCATGTTGATGCGCAGCTCCAGCCCCGCGGCCAGCTCGCTGTCGGTCAGCAGCTTGTAGCTCTGCTCCTCCTCGTACTGGGTCACGATGGGGTGCAGCGTGCCGACGACATACTCGATCGCGTTCTGCTCGTTGCTGCCGTAGGCCTGCTTGCCCTCGTTGAGCTTGTAGAGGGGGACGCCAAAGTAGCGCGCGATGTCCGTGATCGACAGCTGCTTGTTTTCCACAAACTGCGCATCGCGGTTCGTCCCCGCGATGCTCGTGTACTTGAGACCGAGGTCGAGGATCGCCGTCCGGTGCGCCTTGCTCGGCCCCATGTGGACACGCTCCCACTCGGCGCGCAGCCGGTCCTTCTTGGTCACGAGCGAGCCGTCCGCCGCCTTGACCGGATTTCCCTTGGTGTCCAGCACATAGCCGCCGAGGTCGGTGTCGGTCTCCAGCACGCCGCCCGGCTGCCCGCCGTTGGCATAGTAGCTCAGCTCATACTCCTGCGCGGCCCGCGCCGCGGCGATCACCTCGCCGGCGCGCGTCACCGTGCCGAGACCGAGCAGGCCGTTGCGCGTGGCGTTCTTGTAGTGGCACACGTCCTCGTTCGGCAATCGCATGACCTTGCCGGAGAAGGGATGCGTTACGTCGTACCACACGCGGCCCGCCATGTCGTGCCAGGGCTGCACCAGATACCACGGCACCGGGATCAGCTCCACCGGCTTGCCCGTGCGCTCGTCACGCACGATCCAGTCGTAGCCGTTGCCGCCTTCAAGGCGGCTCGTCTCCAGCACCTTTTTGCGAATGAATGGGGTCATAGCCTCGTTCGGCCGGATGTTCAGCAGCCGCAGCAGCTCGTGGTCCGTGCGCTCGCGCGTCCTTGTGTCGATCACATAATTTGGCAGCTTCGCGATGCTGTCGCTCAGCAGCTCAATGCAGCGGTCGACCGCGCTGAGCTTGCGCGCCGCGCTCTGCGGGTCTTCGCCGACGGCCAGACCGCCGGAGGCCGTCAGGCTGCCAACCGTTGCGGACTTGCTCACGGTGGGCGAGCGTGCGGTCGCCGCGCGCAGGCCCTTGATGATGCTCATGCTTGACCATCACTCCCTTCGTCGTTTGCACTATCGTCAAAGCCGTCAATGACGGCCATTGCGATCATCATAATGCCGCCCACGATCAAGCCGGCGGGCAGGTAGATCATGCCCGCGCCGAGCGTAATGAGCAGCACGCCGAGCAGCAGCGCGGCGTCTCGCAGCTTTTCCACAGCCTTCCTCCTCACAGCGTGAAGTCCGCCCGTGCCACCGCCGCGGCAAGATCGGGCTTCTGATTCCTGGCAACCATCCACACGGCCATCACGATGATGCTCGCGACCGCCGGGTCGATGCGCCCCGTTGATTTATTCTTGAGCGGTTTGATGTTGCCGTTTCCATCCGCATGGCAGCGGACGTTGCCAAAGGTCCAGCGGAAGCAGGTGTTGTGGACGTGCAGCAGCGTGTGGCGCTGCATCATGTCGTCCGTCTCCTTCATCGCCGGGCTCATGTTCTTGAGGTCCTGCGGGATCTCGATGATCGGCACGATCGGCGCGAGCCGCTGCGTGATGGTCCGGCTCAGATACGGGTCAAAGCCCACCATGCGCAGGTCGTAGCGCTCCCGCGCCTCGCGGATGCGCTCCTCCACCGCACCGTAGTCGATGACCTCGCCGGGGCAGAGGTCGAGGAAGCCGGCACGCGCCCAGTCCCGGTAGGGGACGTGGTCGCGCTTTTCCGCCTCGTCCACCGTCGCCTCGGGCCGCCAGATGCCATAGGGCAGCAGCACCGCCGCGTCCAGCCCCGGCTGGGGCGGGAAGAGCAGAACAAAGGCCGTCAGGTCGCGGCTCGTGGAAAGGTCCACGCCGCCGTAGCAGAGCTTCCCGTCCAGCTGCCGCAGCCATTCCTCGCGCTCGCGCTTTTTGCTCGGCCCCCATTGCGTCTTGTCATAGAGGTTGAGCGAGATCCAGCCGACCGACTTCGTCGTGATCCATTGGTTGAGCCGCAGCCAGCGGAACTTCCGCTCATTTGCTTCATTCTTTTTGGCCGCCATCGCCTCCATGCGGACGTTGCGCAGCCGCAGGTGCTTGCCGAGCGAGGGATTGCAGAGAAACCACAGGCTCTCGTCCCAGATGTCCAGCGCCTCCAAGTCGTCAGGGTCGTCGCCGAACATTGCGGTCAGTCCGTAGAGGATCGGCAGCCAGTTGGCCTCATCGCGCGATAGCAGCTCGCGCTCGGCGTCGGCAAGGTCCTCGTCGCTGGCATGCCGGAGAGAGAGGACCTTGCGCGCGTCGCCGCCCTCGGCGCGGATGCGCCGCAGCTGCCGCGCGTCGCGGATGGCGACCGCCCTCTCGTGGATCTCCCAGCCGATCGAGTTGCGGTCGGGGTCGTCGCCCGCGGTCGTCAGCACGATCCACGCCGGCTGCCGCCGGCTTGCGCCGGCCTCGCCGGTCATCACGTCCCACAGACGGCGGTTGGGCTGGGCGTGCAGCTCGTCGAAGATGACGCAGCTCGGCTTGTAGCCGTGCTTGGTGTCCGCATCGGCTGAGAGCACCTGCAGGATGCCGAGCGTGATCCACTTGTAGCCGCCGTTCCCGGTCTTCACGCGCCGCCGGTATTCGATGATCTTCCGGCTTTCCACGATGTTCAACTCGCCGCGGGCGATCATCTTCGCCGTCCACGGCGCGCTCGTCGCCATGAAGACCGCCGCGCGGTAGACGATCGAAGCGTTCTCCTTGTCCGCCGCGCAGACATAGACCTCCGCGTTCAGCTCGCCGTCCGCGAAGAGGTGATAGAGGGCCAGCGCCGCAGCCAGCTCGCTCTTGCCGTTCTTCTTCGGGATCTCGAGGTAGAGGTACCAATACCGGCGCAGCCGCTCTGCGCCCTCCTCCGTGCCCGATTCGGGCACGTCCATCGTGCCGTAAAACTCCATCAGCGCCTCGCGCTGCCAGTCGTAGAGCGAGAAGAGTTTTCCCGTGTCGGTCGTCGGCAGGCGCTCGACGAAGTCGCACACAAACTGCCCCGCCTCGCGGTCGAAAACGTATGCCATGCTACAGGCTCCGCGCCAGCGCGTCCGCCTGCCGCTGCCGCAGCCGCTCCGTGAACTCATCCGCCCCGCCATCCGGCGTGAACGCCGCCGCGGGCAGATTGCTCGGCAGGACCAGCCGGCAGCGGCTCGAGACCGTCAGGCCCATGTCGTTCGCGCAGTTGCGCGCCTGCTTGAAGTAGCGCTCCTGCACGCGGCCCCAGCCGTCCGCCGCCTCTAAGTCGCGCGCGTGGCCCGGCGCCTGGGTCAAGGCCCGCTGCACCTCCGCCGTCGCGCTGATATACTCGTGGTGGGCGACCAGATAGCGCCCGAGGTTGTCCGCGTCGAGGTCGGTGTAGAGCCCCACGTCGATGAGCTGCTTGCCGATCGCGCGAAACTCGCGATGCAGCTCCTTGGGCAGCCACTTGGGCGGCTTCGCCCGCTGCGGCGCCGGAACCACCACCTCACGGTCGCGCCGCGCGTCCTCCTCGGCGCGCGTCAGGTGCTTGCGCCCGTTCCTCACGACCAGATCGGTCGGTTGTCTTGTTCCTGCCATCTCCGCGCTCCTTTCTGCGCTGCCGCCGAATATATCCCTCCATGTCCCGCTTGAGATACGGGCTTTCCGTCGCGGCCATGATCCGCTCCGCTTCAGCAATCGTCATGCTTTCCCAGCGCGGCGACAATTTCCTTTTCGCGGTCGCTCAACGCCCAAACGAATTGCTCGCGTTTCTCCGCCACCGCCTTCTCCGCCGCCGCCTTCTCCGCCGCCGCCTTCTCCGCCGCCGCCTTTTCCGAAAGGAGAAATGCTGCGCCGTAAATGGCTTTTCCATGATCGCGCTGCGCATCGAGCGCCCGAATAAACAAGGCGTCCTCCGCCCGCACACGCAGCGCCTGCCACTTGGCGGTCGGCGCAATGCGGATCGGCGTCATCACGCAGTCCGGGTAGGTGTATCCGGGCAACTCCGCCGCACCCTCACAGGTGTTCTGCGTGTTCAGCTCATCCACCCTGCGCCACAGCTCCGGCATCGTTTCAATTTTCCAGTCTCCAAGGTTGGTCACAAAGCTTGTGCGCACATCCGCGCCGTTTTCATAAGTGATGCGGCAAGACATCGGCAAATAGTTGCATGTCCCGGCCGCGATGCTAAAAAGCGTCAGTGCCGGCGCAAAGAGGAAAAATTGGATGCCGCGCTCCGTGTAAAATCGGCAGATCTGCGAGAGGATAGAAAACGGCGGGTTGTCGATCACCACGCAGCCGTCCGGGTAGGTCTCGTGCTCATAGTCGCCTCCGGGGTAAAATGGCCGAACAACCGGTGCGCCCTGCAAGCCGTAGTGCTTTACAGCCCAGTCGCGGATCGCCTCGTAGATGTTCTGCGGCGTGTAGCAGTCGTCGGTGGTGAGTTTTGGCTTGAATTTATCCACAAATTTCTCATAATCCTCGCCGCTTTCGCTCTCAACATCTCCCCAGAAGTGGTTTTCTTCTGCCGCTGGTTTCGCCCGCTCGTGGGCGCTGACATGGATCGTCTCGATCTCGTCCATCGTGAAACCGGTTAGCGCGGTGTCGAAAGAAAGGCTGTTCAGCTCCTCCATCTCAAACTTGAGCCGCGCTGCGTCCCACTCTCCCGTCTCGGAAAGTCGGTTGTCGGCGATGATGTAGGCGCGGCGCTGCGCCGCAGCTGCTCGATCTGCTCCGGCCCGTGGATCTTCGCGTTGTTTGCATAGGGGACCAGCTCGTCGATGCGTATTGTCGGCAGGTCCTTGACCGCCACGCGCACCGGCGTCTGCCCTGCTGTCTGCTTCTTTCCCATGCCTTGCCTCCTGTCGATATCTCCGATGCAGTCCCCGGCCCTCAACGCTGAGGGCGCGGGGGACAGATCCGTGAAGGCTATGGCCGGCTTCAAGAGCCGGGGACCACACCGGACGCTTTAGTATCCGCCCCACCGGGCCTACGTCAATACACCACGCATCAAGCGCAGTCCTTCGGCCCAGGCAGGGCGGCGTTTTGCTTTTCTTTGATCCTGCGCATCTGGCCCACCGTCGCGGCAGGCCGTCCCCGCGGCGCTTCTGCTTGCGGCGACAGCGCCGCGCACTCGAATGCTTAGTCGCTTTCTCCGCCACCGGCGGCGCTCCTGCGCATTCCCAGCCCCTCGCGATTCGAGGGCGCGGGGTAGGAGGAAATTCATGACCGCCCCGGTCAAAGAGCGGGGAACACGCAGGACTTTTAGAAAATTCCCCGTGGGGAAAAAATCTCGTACGAGGGAGGGCCGGCGGTTTCTGGCAGCCACGCGGAAACTTTCTGACCCCGGGGAGGGGTCTGCAAGGAAGCCCCGCGCGACGCTCTCGCGACGCGCCCGAGCGCCCAAGCCTACTGCCGCGCCGCAGCACCGCGGCGCTTTGATTTGCTGCGATTCTCGTGCATTTCTCGCGCCGTCTTGCGGCTATGGCAGCTGTGGCAGAGGCTCTCGAGGTTGCTACGGTCGCAGAACTTTGACCAGTCGCCCTTGTGGTCGACGATGTGGTCCACGTCCGTCGCGCGGACCCGCCGCCCGTGCCGGGCGCACTCGCGGCAGAACGGCTCGCGCAGGAGCTGCGCCGGCCGCAGGTCGAGCTTCCACTCGTCGGTCTGGTACATCCAGCGCCAGGACTGCGCTTCCTCACTGCGCCGGTCGCCGCGCGGCCGATGGGCGTCGCAGTATCCATCGCTCACCAGCACGCAGCAGCCGGGATGCCGGCAGGGCCGGAGCGGCTTTAAGGCCATCGGGCTATCACCTCCGGGCAAAACAAAAAGCCACCGCCAACGCCTCCGGGATCGGAGTTGTCAGCAGTGGCTACTAAGCGAGCACGCGCCATGTTCGATATTCACGATGTTCGATGCCTTGCATCGCCGGCACCAGAGGATCAGGTTGCGCGCCTCGGTGTCGGGCCGGACGGCCTGCGATGTCGTGCGCCCGCAGTTGGGGCAAACGATCAGTCCGTCCTTTGTGACCAGTTTACCATCATTCCGTTTTGATTGCAACACTTTTTGCCTCCTTTTTGCCTCTTGTCTACAAATAAAGCATAGCGTACAAGTAGAAACGTTCTATAGAAGTATTATCTTAGATTCATAAGTCTAAAATAAAAGTCCTTGCGTTTTCCGGCGGTTTTGCAATCCAGTCCGCGTACTCGATGCGCCATGCCGCCATGCCGTTCACCTCGCGCGCCAGCGGCCGCGAGCGCTCGTTCCAGAAGGTCTCACGCGGCATCGCGGGCGCTCGCGTCTGCACGCGCACCGTGCGCGGAGGGATCAGCTGCCGCATCCCGCGCGCCACGCCCCACGGATGCTTCCCGAGCGGGATCATCTCGTCCGGCTTGCAGAAGTACCGCGCAAGCCGCCGGTACCCGCCGTCGCGGCTGAGCACGGGATACTCCTTATAGCCCGGATTGACGAAGCCGTAGCCCCACAGGAACTGCACCACCGCAAACGGCAAATCGTCCTCGCTTGCCACAAAGTGGATGTGCCAGCGCTTATTGCTATGCCCCGCCTCCACCGCATAGACATAGCGCCGAATGCTCGGGTCGAAGCGCCGCACGCGCTTGCAAAACGCGGCAAAGCACCGCTTGACGTCCTCAAAGGACGCCGGCAGGTGCGCATCGTCGAAGGTCAGAACATAGTGGACGCCCAGGTACCCGAAGAGGGCGAGGTAGAGCTCCAACTTCTCCGCGCTGGAGCTCCACATGGAGGGCAGCGCAGGCGAGCCGCGGCACTGCTGCTCGCCCGCCCATGAGACAAGGCGGAAGCGGTCGGTCGTGTAGGTCTTGGTCAGCGGCCCGCTCCGCTGCGTGACCACGCACAGCTCAGCCATACATGCTCCCGGCTATGCCGGCGGGCTCGCCGGAATGGTCACCCTCAATAATGAATTTCCTTTGCAGCTCATAAAACGCTTGTAGAAACTCCTCACACAGGTTGTAATACAGAACATCATAGGACAGTCTGCCGTCGGCCAGTGTGGCTGCCCGTGCCGCATCATTTCGGCCACAGCCGACGCTCATCAGCAGCTTGATCATCCGTTTTCTTGTCATTTCATCCCTCCGTATCCGAGCTTGTCCAGACCTGCGTTGACCGCGCGCCAGTGCTCAATGTCAAACTTCCCGTCGTTGCGCTGCATGAGATAAAGCTTCGAGGCGTCCAGCCCACAGGCCTCGGAGAGCTTGATCATCGAGCCCGGCCCCTTTTCCGACCAGTACCGGTTCAACCGGGCAAAGATGTCCGCTTTCTCGCTCGACGCCTTCCCGGCAAACCGCGGCGTTGCCTGACCGACCGCCAACGGCAGCTTGATCTCCGTCGGCTTCGGCACGTCGGGCTTCTCCTCGGGCGGTCTCTCCGGCGGCTCGACCGGCTTCGGCTCCGGTCGGCTCACGCCCTCCGCCGCGGGGATGTCGGGCAGCTCCTTCTTGGGAGGGCCCTTTTCCGTGCCCGAATCGGGCACCGAGCGGACGACGCGCCCGCCAACGACCAGCCCGCCGCCTCCGCCCGCAGGCGTCGGCCTCGGCCCGCCGATCACGACAGGCACGGCATCCCCCGCGACCACCTCCACAGCGCCGAGCGCGGGGAACTCCTCGACAGCGTAGGTCGTGCCAAGCGGCAGCACCAGCGTGCCCGCGCCGAGCGCGTCGCACACATAGGCGCGGAACGCCTCGAGCTGTTTGACGTCGGCGTGCAGCTCCGGCAATTTGACGATCAACACCTTGCTCCCCGTCATAGCTCCACCCCTTCCAGCGCCCTGCGCAGGTCGAGGAAGCGTCCGCCGAGGCCCTTGTCCACCAGCTCCTGCAGCGCGTCGAGCGTCAGCTCGGCGTCCTTGGCGCGGTACACGTCCTCGCACAGGCTCTCCATGTCGCACAGCTTCGCGGCCGTGCCGTAGAGCCGCGCCGGGCAGGTAAGCAGGCTCACGCCCTCGATGCCCCACGCCCCGTCGGGCGTCTTATAGGTCAAGCGTCTAAATTCAGGCATTGTCCGCACCTCCGTCCATTTTCGCCCCGCAGTTGGGGCAGTAACCAAAATGGTTGATTACCTGTGCGTAGTATTCCTTGCCGCAATTCGAGCATTTCGCAAAGCCCTGCCGCCAATTACCGTTCTCGTCAAAACACGGCTCGAAGCACCCATGCACCACCGGGGCCACGTCTGCGGCGGGAATGCTATCCGCAAGCATAGCCGCCACGCTGCCCCACATTGGAATATCTTTCACCGCCTCGATAAATGCACCGCGCTCAATGTATTCATCCATTGTCAGCCCTCCTATTCCGCATACTCGATCCGGTTTCGTAGTCGGTCGACCTTGTATGCCCGCTGCTCCGCCACCGCGTCCTCGACCTTAAACTCGATCGCCATCTGGTCGAGCATGATCCCAACGTCGGCAATCTCTTCGGCGATGTTGACGAGCGTGTCACCGTCCACACGCCCGCGCAGGAATTTGCACAGCACATCCTGCAGCTCGGCCATCTCCTCAAAGGCCATCGTGATCTGCGCCTGCGCGCCGTAGCGGCTGAGCGCCGCGCATAATGTTTTGCGTTCCATGTCAGTCATTGCTTTTCGCCTCCAATGCTTTCTCCGCCTCCTCGCGGGTGAGGAATACGGCCTTGCCGATGTCAGCACCATCATTACGCAGACGATACGCGCAGAACCCGTCCGGCTTTCGATTGCACGTTGACATACACAGATTATCCTCATCCGTGCAAACAGCTCTAATGTCCGGGGCTTCAAGCTCCATTTCTCGCGGCACATTGTCACGGCCAGTCACCCATAGCGTGCCTCCAACCTTGCACGGCAGCACCACCAGCCGCCCGTCCTTGTCGGCTTCGGCCAGCTCTTTCATCCTGTCCACATCGACGCCGTTGAACAGCGCTGCAATGATAGCCATATCCATGCGCATCGAGGTTACATCGGATGGCATCATGTGCGTGTCCTCGTAGGCTTTCAGCCGCTCCCACACTTTACGCTGGGAGCACGCGCCGTTATACGGGCACGGAATTTCTTTGCATTGCGCGATGTCGCAGAAGTTCCCCTCAAATGTCAGTCGTTCCATCACTCTACCTCCGGCCCGTCCGGCAGCGGCATCCAGTGAGTGATCGGGACGGCGACATCTTCTTCACAGTCGGCAAGACTTCCTTCCCACCAAAAACAGCCGCATTCTGTCCATACAGCAACGCCGTCCGCATAGACCTCTCCATCGGTACCGATGTAGTTAATCAGCACGGGGACACCCTCCTCCGGCAGGCGCTCCGTCACCGGGATCCATCTTTGCCGCTCCTGCGCCACGGCGATCTCCTCGGCGTACCGCGCGCAGCGGTCGCTCAGGCGCTCGATCAAATCCGCGCCGTCCAGTCCAACGCGGTCGATATCGCATGAATGCCAGGTGTCGGCTCCGTATATGGGACGTTCTTCTTCCGGGACTTCCTCTTCCTTCCAGTACGAGCAATGCTCGCAGGCATTCTTTCCGCCTGCGGTGGAAATGCACCGCAGCGCCTTGACGATCTCTTCGTTTTTCATGCGCCCTCCTTTGCCGACGCCCTCGCGGGCAGCGGCCACCAGCCGAGGCACGGGGCCTCGATCGTAGCGCCTCCGACAAAGCGCCAGTCCCATCCGCTCCATGTCGCAAGGCGGCAGGCATTCTTGCCGATGTCAAAACAGGCATAATATTCGCCCGCCTTCGGCGGCTCGCCCGTCCGCCATTCCGGCGCAGCACTCGGAGCAGGCGCAGGGCTGAGCTCGTCCGACCGTCCGAGCAGGTAGTCCAGCGACACGCCCAGCAGGTCCGCAACGCGCGTAAAGCGGTGGATGTCGTCGAGGTAGCAGCTGTAACCATAGGGCAGCTTGGTGTTGGTTGCATATTTCGCCTCGCCGTTTTCGAGCCGCACGACCTCGTCCGCGTCGGGGACGGCATACACAACGCCAGCGGCGTTGTAGCACTCCGCCACGCTTTTCCCGGCTGCGGCGCGAGCGACGCCAAAGCGGCGCCACAGCTCCGTGATCTCGCCGATGGCCGGACGGTCGGCCTCCGCCTGCCGCTCCCGCTCGGCCTTCTGCGCGGCGCGCTTGTCGGTCTTGAGTTGGTCCTGCGTGGAGAGGAGGTGCGGACACACCTGTTTGCAGGTGGCCAGCTCCGAGCACTTCTCGCAGCAGGTCGCGCCGCAGGGCGCGTAGGAATAGCAACTCTCGATCAGCGTGGAGATGATGTGCTCCCGCTTGCCCTGCGCGCAGTCCGAGCAATTGCCGCCGCATTTCTTGCACGGCAGCGCGTCGAGCGCCGCCAGAGCCTCGGCAATCTTCGTCACATTCCGCTCACCCAGATATGTCAGGCCGTGGCCATAGTAGTTCCTTCGGTGCGTGTAGACGTGGGCGATCTCATCCTGCAGCTCCGTCGGCATGTGCGAGAGCGCGTAGGCCGTCGTCTCGGGCAGCTCGCCCTTCTCCCACGCCTTTGCGATCTGCTTAGATTTGCTCAGCCCCTCGCGGATCACCTTCAGCCGCGCAAGCTTGGACTTGCTTATCTGGCAGACCTCGGCGACATGGTCGCGCATCCTGCCGGGGAACTCCACGCCCTCCTCCTGCAGCTGGTAGAGAAGCTTCTCCACGCGCTCGGCCTGCGCGCTGAGGTCCGCG